ATTAAAGAGATCATTACTCAGATCAAATTAGAAGAAGCTCGGTTAGAAGATCTTAAAATTAAGATTTCTGCTTCAAGGCCTGAAGTGTCAGTAGCCACTTAAATAAAACGCTACATTCTGGAAATTCTCTCCACGTTACAGTATCGCTTGCACTCTACACAAAAGTGCGCTATAAAAATATTAGTATACAATTATTAGAATGCTAACGAGTATACTCGACGGCCTAGAGATAGCATTCACACAAACTAGGAGGATTAATTATGGCATCAACATTGTTTAGAGGCCCTATTTTACAAGGGAAGAAAAACGAAGCAGGTTTATCTGGATATAATATCGAACAGAAGGATTCAAATTACACTGTCGTTATTTCAACTGATTCTGGAAAAACTTTTTTATCAAACACTAAGGATGTAGTATTTACATTACCAGCAATTGCTGTTGGGAATGTATTTACATTTATAAATACAGGCGCTGATGGTCAAAACAATTTGACTATTAGTCCTAATTCATCTGACGGAATTTTGTACGTGGGAGGATTAGTAGATGACAAAGATCTTATTAATACCCTAGCTACGTCAAAAGTTGGGGACTATGTAAAAATAGCCGCTTTAAATTCTACTGCTCATTGGACAGTAGTTGAAGCTCAAGGTGTTTGGGCTAAGGAATCGTAAGATTCATAATTGTGAGCTCCTTCGGGAGCTCACATAAATTAGGAGAATAAATGCAAACAGACGTAAAACAAACCATTGCGGTAGCGGCTACAGCACAGCTACAAAAGTATGTGAGAACAACGGCAACTAATATTACTAAAGCCAGAATCATGGCTATTAGTGCACAAGCTAGTGGTGCTAATGCAAGTGTAAAAATTTATAATTCAGTGGGCGGTACAACGGCTAGTGATTTAGTTGCTGAACTTAAATTTGGAACTGCAGATGGTGAGTGGACTCATTTCTATGTACCTGGCCAAGGTATCTATTGTGATACTGGCATGTATGCAGTGTTATCAAGTTGTGATTTTTTAGTAGTTACGGGAACATTCACATAAGGAAGGAGTAACGCATGGCGAATACTACTTCCGGAACAGCAACGTTCGGTAAGAATTTTTCAATTGATGAGATCATTGAAGAAGCTTACGAGAGATGTGGTATACGAGGAGTTGCTGGTTACCAGTTAAAAACAGCAAGACGATCGTTAAACATTCTTTTTCAAGAATGGTCTAACCGAGGATTACATTTTTGGGAAGTAGCAGAAACTAATATAACATTAGTGGCTTCTCAAGCTATCTATACTTTGTATCGATCTAGTGCTGATGGCACAAGTGATGCAGGGGTGACTAATGCAGGTGTTGCAGAAAGTATTTATGGAGCAGAAGACATTCTTCAAATGTCTTATAGAACTAGCAGAGGAACAACTTCACAAGCCGATACTCCTTTAACAAAAATAGATAGAGCCAGTTATGCGGCTAATACCAATCGATTAGCAGAAGGACAACCTTCAGAATATTGGGTTCAAAGATTTATCGATAAAGTTACTATCACTTTATACATTACTCCAAGTTCTACTCAAGCCGGAAACTATATTCACTTTTGGTATTTAAAAAGAATTCAAGATGCAGGAGATTATTTTAATGCAGCAGATGTGCCTTATAATTATATCCCTGCAATGTGCGCAGGGTTAGCATATTATTTAAGTTTAAAATATGCCGCGGACAGAACACAACAATTAAAATTATTATATGAAGATGAACTAGTCAGAGCGGAGGCATCGGATGGTTCTTCGGCAAGTAGTTATATTACACCGAAGACTTATTATCCTAATATTTAGTTATGGCAAAATACGCACAGGGAAAATACGCATTAGCAGTTTCAGATATTAGTGGGCAATCATTTCCATGGAATGAAATGGTTACTCAATGGAATGGTTTATTTGTTCATTACTCTGAGTTTGAATCGAAACAACCTCAATTAAATCCTTACCCTCATCAGGCGGATGCAACAGCTCTTCCTAAAGTTAGAGTTCAGCAACCACCACCAGATGCATTACGTTGGCTAGGATATAATCCTTTTCAAACTTATGCTGCAGCTTCCGGAATTATAAATGTTCATCAATTAGATCATCAAAGAAGTTATGGAGATACCGTAAGATTTAGAGGAGCACCGACAACTTCACCGGGTACGGGGACAGCAGACACTATTAATAATGATGGACCTGTTGAAGGTTCTGGTAGTTCGGTTCCTGGTTTTGCTAACATACCCAACGCTGATGGAATTACAGGAGCTAAAATGTGTTTAGCGGCTGGCTATACAATTAAGCCTGGAAAACTTTATGCTAATACTTCTACTCTTAATGGAGCAATTGATGCCAGTACGACAACTGTTCTTCTAGCAAGTGCAACACAATTCACAGGAGTTTCAACCGGACAATATGAACCGACTGCAACTAATCCTGTAGGCACACCGACATGGGGAGTTTTAATAGATACAGAAATTTTAAGTTACACTGGAACCAGTGGAAATAATTTAACAGGAATTACTAGAGGAGCGTTTGGCTCTACGGCTGCAGCACATAACACAGGAGCAACTGTTCAACTCTTACAAACTCCGGCTAATTATTATCACTTTACCGTTAACACAGACACTGCTACAGTGGGCGGTGTACGGTTTGGAGGAGACACTGTTTGTTCTGGACCGGTTACATTAAAAGCGATAGGACCGCAAAGCTAATGGCTACATATACACTCTCACAATTAGAATCTGACCTTAGAGATTATACTGAAGTAGATTCAACTATATTTACTGGTGCTGTTCTAAGCAGATTTATACAAAATGCAGAGACTCGAATTTTAAGAGATGTTAATATTGATGCTGATAGAAAATCTCAAACAGGCTCTTTAGTCATAGGTCAAGAATATATTAATGCACCTGCGGGATGTTTAGCCGTACGATCAATTCAAGTTACAGAGGATGATACAAGTCCTAATACTCTAAAATATTTAGAAAAAAGAGATGTAACTTTTTTAAATGAATATAATCAATATGCATCAGCTGGTTCTACAGTAGCAACAGGAAGAGA